AAGTCAAGCAATTGACTGAAATCATGTTTGACGTTGAACTTCAGATGGTTCGTGCCGATGGCGCTTCTATCAAGTACTCCGGTCAAGCTGGTACTCAGCCTTCTGGCTCAACTACCGTCAACTCTGGTCGCCGTTTTGGTTCGCTGTACTCGTTCGCTGGTACACGTTCTGGCAACGAGACAGACGGCACTGCTGTGTTGAACTTGGCTACCAGCGATGGTAACGATGTGACTTCTGCCACTGCAACCAACCAGCCTTTCAACGGCCTGTTGTCCAATGCTGGCTTGGGTTACTTCACTTTCGCAAGTGGCGTGACTTTGCAGCAATTCAGCCCTTTTCTGTACAAGCAGTTGGTTACCACCGCTGAACAGCGTTTCAATGCCAAGATTACGAACATGGTTGTCCCCACTTCCATGCGTACACACATCTCTGACATGATGCCTACCAGCCGTTCGATCAACCGTTTCAACCCTGCTGACAAGGGTGACACGATTGGTACTTACGAAGGTGACTTCAACTACACCTACCAGATCGATGACTCTTGGGTTATGGACTCCACAGGCGCAGACAACACTTCTGCCCTGTTCCTGAACCCTGACGTTATCCAGTGGGGTAGCTTGCGTGAACTGGGTCCAAACAACGAAGTGTTCAGTTCTGCTGACGCTTCCTTGGACCAGTACATCATGGAAGGTACGCTGATTGTTCGTAACCCAGCAGGTGTTGCTGTGTTGGCTAACATCAGTCCAACTGGTGCGGCTGTTACGGCTCCTCGTCCAGCAGGTCAGTGCCAGCGTTACTTGACCTAAGTCCTCCGGGGCTTTTCTGAAGGGGCTCCGAAAGGGGCTCCTTTGGTAAAGCATGGAGAAAGCAATGACCGATGACGAAGTAAAAATCAACGAAGAATACTATTCAAAGGGTATTCTTGAGGCTGGCATTGACGGTGTTTTCCGTCATAACGACAAGCTGTTTAATGAGGTTAAGTCTGGTACTTGGTCACAAACCTTCAAAACAGAAAACATCGACTACAAAGTCGGTGCTATTGATGGCAATCGATATGTTCAATACGAACAAAAAAACGTAGAGAACGTAAAAGAGTTTTGTAAGCAGCAACGTGAGTTCTACAAGACTCACGGTACTGACAATCCGTTTTTTGCTGGCACTGCACACATGATGCAACTGCCAAAATGTTTTGCTCACGAAATCAGTTCCAAGTGGTTTAACAACCGTCCTTGGGAGTTAATCAAACAAGACAAAAAAGACAAAATTCTGTTTTACGCCATTGTCAATGAGTACTACAGCGATTTCGTGTGTCACCCTAGCGGCAAAATTCCTATTCCGTATAATCCCGCTGTACCGACCAAATGAAGATGCCAGATGCATTTGCACACTGGCTTTGTAACAACCGATATTTTCAATCGAGGTAAATCATGACACAGACCACAATTCTTGCTGCTGGCACAACTGATGCGACTTCTTCTGCTATCGACATTCCTGCTGGTGCAACAGTAACATTAAGTTTGTTTAGTTCATCAGCAATACCATTGTCTTGTTCAATGAATATTGTTTTGGGCACACCAACTGGCAACCAAGTAGTTGGTTCATTGACTAAATATGCTCCATCAATTGGAATTTACGCTCCAGGAACTTACTATGTTGTTCGTGCTGGTCGAGAGATGTCTGGCGTTGCTGTTGGTGCATTTATCGAAAGTTAATTTATGTTACAACCTGTTGTTCGTCCAGTTTTAAGCCCTGTTGTTAGAAGCATCTTTGATGGTTTTGTTTCTGGACCATCGCCAAGTTTATCTTTAAACTTTGTTACAGCAAGTACTCTCGACTCCCGCATCACGTTCACCCGAGCCAGCACAGCCACGTTCACTGGCTCAAACGGGCAAATCCAAACGGCTGCCATCAACGCACCCCGGTTCGACTACGACCCCACTACGCTGGCTCCTTTGGGGCTGCTGATTGAGGAGCAGCGGACGAATTTGCTGACGTACTCTGAGCAGTTTGATAATGCGGCTTGGACAAAAGGCGACTCAACAATTACAGCTAACACTATTGTTGCTCCAGATGGAACTCTTACTGGCGACAAGATTATTGAAGGTAGCGGAGCTTCACTTAGCCCTCGCATAACAAGCGGTGCAATTTCTGCAACGGCTCAAACTTATGTGGTGTCTTTATACCTTAAAGCTGGCGAAAGAAGGTATATAAATGTGTTGGGTAGACGCGATGCCACAAATTACAACGGTGTGTTAGTTGACTTAGTGACTGGCACATTATCTGCACCAACAAGAGCTGCTACAACCAACAACGTAAGCACATCCACAATTACTTCAGTGGGCAATGGTTGGTATCGGGTGACAATGGCGTATACCTACACTACAACAGGAAATACCCTTGCTTATTTTGGACTCGGTTCAGATAGCGCAGGGGCTGTTCCATATACAGGCGATGGCGTTTCAGGCATCTACATCTGGGGCGCTCAATTAGAAGTCGGAGCATTTCCCACCAGCTACATCCCCACAGTAGCAAGCCAAGTCACCCGTGCGGCTGATGTGGCTGTGATGACGGGGACAAACTTCAGCAGTTGGTATAACGCGAGTGAGGGTGCTTTATTCTGCGAAGGAAGTCGGGAGTATTTAGCTGCTACAACAGGGTTAGTTCAAATTGACGATGGCACTAATAACAACCGCATAGCATTTCAAACAACAAATACAGCCAAGATGCGGGTATTTATAGTTTCTGGTGGTGTTACTCAAACAACACTTGATTCGGCTGCAAGTTTAATAAGCAATGTTATTTTTAAAACGGCGCTTGGTTACGTAACTAACAATGTAAGTGGGGCGTTGAACGGCGTTTCACTAGCTACCGATACTTCTGCAACTATTCCTGCTGTTTCCACAATGCGTATTGGTCAAGGATTGACAACTTCGGGCGCTTGTCGCATCCAACGCATCGCCTACTACCCCCGCCGCCTTGCCAACAGCGAGTTGCAGGCCATCACAGCTTAAGGACACACATGGACTATTACCTAATTTTTCCTGACGAAGCTGCGGCCATCAAAGTGCTGTACGGCGCAGAAGACATGCCCAACTTTGCCAACATCGACACCATCGGCGTGATTTACAAGCGCACTGGCGGCACTGATGAGGAACCCGTCATGACAGCGATCCCCGGCTGGCACGTCAATGTGCGCGGGGCTGAAACTGATGAGTTTGAAGCTTTTATCATTATCCCTGCAAACCCACAAAGAGTTTGGGCATAACACTATAATCCGGATGTACCGACCAAATAAGGATGCGACATGGCCCTTTACATTCAATCCGCTAACGCTCTTGTTAGCCGTGTAGCCCAATGGGTGGGGGCCATTCCAAGCACAATCAACATCAATGCAACAGCATTTAACTCTGCTACAGGAGTTATTACCTGCTCTGCAAACCCAACTGCTGTTGTTCTAATTGGTGACTTTATTGGGCCCAACATCATGGGTCCTTTTGCTTGCGTCATGGCAGTATCGTCCACCACCATCACAGTTGATGATCCAGATGACACATGGTCAAGCGTAACCTTTCCAACAGTTATCCTAAAGCTGCCAACAACATCGTCTTTGGAGATTCAATCCTGCATTCAGATGGCTGAATTGAAGATGAGGACGATTGAGCTCCCTGCTTTGCGCTCAAATCCCTATGATGCAACCCCCACTGTTCTGGTAACAAACTCACAAGGCATGGCCCCAATCCCTGCTGACATGTGTTTCCCAATTCTGTTCTTCCAAGAAAGCCAGCCGACTAACCAACCTCCAGGCGGCAATAACTTGGGCCCTTGGATTGTGTATGACAGGGTTGGTGACCGGGAGATTATTCGCCGTAGGATGATTGACCAGTTGTATATCCGTCCTTTTGGTGTTCCACGGGTTATTCGGGCTTCTTTTTCTGAAGTCGGTCCTAATTATGTGTTTACGCCTAATCCTGGTGAAAACGTCATTATCAAAGCGTACTATCAAAAGACATTTCCATTCCTGTTTAGCCCAACAGCAGATGTTCTTTATCCTATTGTCCAAAACAACGGGATTTTGGCTTCATTCCCCGAGGGTTATCTTTATGGAACTTTGTGGGCTTATTACGACAAAAACAAAAACATTGAAGAAGCCCAAAAATGGATTGGTCGCTTTGACGATGCCTACGGTTTGATTGAAGACCAGAACTACAAAGGGAAATGGCGTGGTGGTGATCAGCACCTCACTTCTGAATTCCAGCCGCGCAATTATCGATATTCGTTTAAGTGAGGTAAAAGATGGCTACAAGCGGTCTTTACGGTTCAAGCACGGCAGGTGTTGTACCTGCTAACCCTGGTGCAGAAACAACAGGTCTTTATGGCACTACAGTCAGGTTTGGTGTAACTGGCCCTACGGGACCTACTGGCCCAACAGGTAGCACAGGTGCAACAGGCCCAACTGGTTCTGTAGGTGCAACTGGCCCCACTGGTTCCATTGGCCTGACAGGGGCAACAGGCCCTACTGGTACACAAGGCGCTACTGGCCCTACTGGAAGTACAGGCGCAACAGGGAATACAGGTCCAACAGGCCCTACTGGTGCTGCTTCTACAGTAGTGGGCCCAACTGGACCAACTGGCCCTACAGGCGCTACTGGACCTACAGGCGTTCAAGGTCCAACTGGCCCAGGTGGTGTGTTGGGTTATTGGGGTTCTTTTTGGGACACAACAACGCAAAATGCTGCTGCAATCAATACAGCCTATCCGATCAATATAAATACAGCAGATCCTTTGAGTAGTGGAGTTTCGGTTGTTTCCAATAACCGTGTGACATTTGCAAACACTGGTGTTTACAGCCTGACTTTTTCAATTCAGTTTACAAATACCAGCACTTCACTTGGCTCAACACAAATTTGGCTGAGAAAAAATGGCACAAATTTAGTTGATACAAGTTCACACTTTGACGTTCCTGATAAACAAGGAAGTTCTTTTGTTTCTGAAATTTTAACTGTCAATTTTGTTTTGAGTTTGACGGCAAATGACTATATTCAAGTTATTTGGCAAACAGGCAATACCAGCGTTGCTATAGAAACATTAGCTGCCAGTGGAAATTACCCAAGAACGCCATCAATAATTTTCACCGCAACTCAGGTGATGTATCAACAAATTGGACCAACAGGCAGTACAGGTCCAACAGGTCCTCAAGGCATTCAGGGTATTCAAGGCATTCAAGGTGCAACAGGGCCAACTGGTCCAACAGGTGCTGATGGCCCTACGATTTACCCTTCTGCTGGTGCTGTTATTTCTACTGGCACTGGATGGGCGGCATCAGTTGCTCCAGGAACAAACGGCAACGTCCTGACATCTAACGGAACAATATGGGGATCTGCCCCTCTTCCTGCTGGCGGCTTGAGTTACATCTTTACAACAACTGCTGTAACAGCCACTGACAAACAAGGTGTTTTAGCTGACACATCTGGAGGTTCGTTTACTGTTACTTTGCCAGCCACACCATCAACTGGCGCTCAAGTGATTGTGGCTGATGCTGGTGCTAACTGGGGTACAAACAACCTCACCGTGGGTCGTAACGGCTCAACCATTGGTGGTTTGGCTCAAGATCTTGTATGTGACTTATCTGGGGTCAGTGTTCAGTTTGTGTATGACGGCTCCACATGGGAAGTGTATGCACAGGTTGGCGGTCAAGGCGGTAATGCAGTTACGCTAAACGGTATCCAAACACTGACCAACAAAACGCTGACTAGCCCAACTATCACATCCACGGCCCTGATAACTGCAAGTTCTGGTCTACTTGAGTACGATGGCAAAGTTCCTTACTTTACGCCACAAGGGTTGCAGCGTGGTGTTGTGCCGGGGATGCAGTACTACCGACTAAATAGCGCTCTGGCAGGGGCTAACGCAACTGGAGCGCAAAGCATATTTGGGGTTGGGGTAACCTTATCCAGCAGTACAGTATATGCTTTTGAAGCAGTTTTCCCAATGAGTAAAACTGCGGGTACAACAAGTCACAATCTTACTGTTTCTTTTGGCGGAACAGCTACTATTAATAATATAGGATATTTCTACCAACGTGGCGGTAGTATAACTTCCTTTACTGCAATTACTGCTACTACAGTTACACTGTATAGTCAAACTACATCATTGCAAATTGTAACAGCCACCGCTGACGCGTCATTATTTATGACAATGAAAATTAGTGGCACAGTATCAATCAATGCAGGTGGTACATTTATACCGCAATATACTTTAAGCGCCGCGCCGGGCGGTGCATACACGGCTGCATTGGGCTCTTACTTTTTAATCTACCCAATTAGCACATCAGGCAGTAACACAAGCGTGGGGACATGGGCATGAGTTTATTAGTTTTTGCGCCTACACAATCGGAGTAACACATGGCAATACTCTCAAACATTATCACCCCAACCAACGTCCTGACTGCGACCAACACGCAAACGGTGACGAACAAGACCCTGACAAGCCCTGTCATCACGCAGAACATTCAGGTCATCAGTGGCAACACCACAGCGGTTCGGTCAAGCACCTATGTGTTTACAGCAACCCTGACGCTGACTTTGCCAGCAACACCCGCAGCAGGGGACATGGTGATGTTTGCCAACAGGTCAGCAACGTCCACCCCGGTGATCGGGCGTAACGGCCAGAACATCATGGGCCTTGCTGAAGACATGACGGTAGACAACGTAAATTACTTTGCCACCTTGGTGTTTGCTGACGCAACCCGTGGTTGGGTGTTTCAGTAAAATTTAAGGAGCAAACATGAGCACGATGAGTCAATTTTTTAGCAGTGGTGGTGGCACTACTCCATTCCAGCAGCGTGTTTTTGTAGCGTCTACAACCTTTGTCACGCCCATAGCAGGTAGCTATTTCATCTCTGCAATTGGCGGCGGTGGAGGAGGCGGCGGCGGCTCAAGTCGTAGAGGCGGCGGCGCTGGTGGGTTGGCCCAAACCTTTGTGACTTTGGCTGCTGGCGTTTCTTTGACTGTGACAGTGGGCGCTGGCGGCGGCGGGGGCACTGCTGCAAACGGTTCAAACGGCGGGAACACAACTGTTTCTGGCACTGGCCTGACAACAATGACAGGCAACGGCGGTGCAGGCGGAACAACAAGCGGAGCCGCAGCAGGGGGCACAGCCTCTGGCGGTACAGTTGCAAACGTCACGGGAGGCAGCGCGGGGGATACCTCTTATTCTGGAGGCGGTGCTGTTGGTGTTTATGGGACTGGTTTTTCATCCGCCAGTGTTGCTGGTGCTGGAGTTGGCGGCGCAGGGAATGGTATTTTTCCTGGTGGCTCATTAGGGGCGGGGAATAATGCGATTGGTTTCCCTGGAGCTGGAGCCGGGGCGATCATATCGCAAAGAATCATGCTGCCTTTGGGGCAGGGTGGCGGTATTCCAGGATCGAGTGCAGCTATTGGCGCTACCAACACCGGGGCAGGTGAGCCAGGCGGCGGAGGACAGGGGATCAACACTTCTATTGCTTTTAGCGGGGGCAATGGCGGTATTTTTGCAGGCGGCGGGGGTGTAAGTGCTGCTGCAAATTTCTATGGGGGGCAGGGCGGAACTTTAGGCGGTGGTGGTGGTGGGTCAGGGGGAACTGGCTATCCTGGCGGCGCTGGCGGCGTTGGCGGTGTTGTCATCGAGTGGTTCCAAAGCTAAGGATTGAACATGATCTACGAAATTCTTGACGGTGAAACCGTAATTAACACCATCTCTGCTGACGCTGAGTTCATGGCCTCAAACTACCCAGACGGCAACTACCGTGAGTTGGTTTTACCTGAACCACCATCCCCACCAGAGGTTTGCCACATCACCGTGGGCGCGTTCTTCGACCGCTTTGGTGCTGAGAAGTGGCCCATCCTTGCAGACACCAACGCATCGGTACAGGCGCTCATCAAAGATGCCAGCGTTCGTGCCTACATCAACTTGGACGATCCACAAGTCCGTACAGGGCTGGAAATGGTTGTTTCTGCTGGTCATGCAATTGATGTAGATTCCATCATCACTGATCCAATCCAACCAAATGAGCGACCCCAATAACCCGACCGTACTCTACGGAAAAGGCGCTGCTGGCAGACCATCGTAACGGGTTAAAGTCTGCTAACAAACAACTGAAAGGTTCCTATGAAGCTGATTGCCGCCATCCTTTGCGTTTTATCCCTCACGGGTTGCGCCACTGCTGAATATGCAGCTTATGCTGACATCCACAAGGCCCAAGCAGCCTCTCAAACGGCCCGTTACCAAGCTCTAGCTGATATTGCCAAGCAAGGTGACACTGCTGCCAAGGTTGCTGCTGTAATGTCCCTGCAAATGGGTGCTGTCCAGAATCAAACGCAAGTAGCTGCTCCCAAGTCTTTTGGTGACCACTTGCTTCAATGGACATCTATTTTGCTGCCAACAGCAACTCAAATTTACAGCGTAGGCAAACAGGCCCAGGTTGGCATAGCACAGAGCAACAACGCAACAGCTTTGGGGGTCAGTACCAACGCTGCCTTTGTCGGCATTGCTGGCAAGATTCAAGCGCCAGCAGCCAACGTGACCACTACAACCACAACGACCACTAACACCGACAGCACCCATGCTCCAATTGTTGTGACTCAACCTGCGCCAATTGTGATTACTCAACCAGCACCAGTGGTTGTCCCAACCGTGACCTGTACAACTGGTCCTTGCTAAATTGGATTGAATTGCTATGACATTGAAAATTGCCATTTCCGCTATAAGCAAAAATGAAGAAGCGTTTGTTCAAAGGTTTTGCGACTCAGCAAAAGACGCTGACCTAATTTGCATTGCAGATACTGGCTCAACTGACAACACGGTTCAACTTGCATTGGAGTGTGGCGCAAAAGTGTATGACATCTGCATCAGCCCTTGGCGGTTTGATTTGGCTCGAAATGCAGCTATTGCACTGCTTCCAAAAGACATTGATATTGTCATCAGCCTTGATCTGGATGAGGTCTTGGAGCCAGGGTGGCGTGAGGAAATTGAGCGAGTATGGGTTGAAGGAGCAACTAGACTGCGCTACAAATTCGATTGGGGCTGTGGAATCAGCTTCTTCTACGAGAAGATTTTTGCTCGTCATGGCTATAGGTTTTGGCATCCTGTCCATGAGTACCCTCGACCTGATGGCCGGATCACAGAAGTTTATGCCCATACGGACATGCTTTTGGTAAGCCACCATCCTGACCCAACAAAGTCTCGTGGTCAATACATGCCTTTGCTTGAGTTGGCAGTTAAGGAAGATCCATACTGTCCTCGCAATGCTTTCTATCATGCTCGTGAACTAACCTTCTACGACAGATGGAAAGAGGCCATAGAAGCGTTAAATCGCTATTTGGCTATGCCTAGTGCCACTTGGGAAAATGAACGCTGCTATGCCATGAGATTACTTGGCAAAGCATATGAAGAAATTGGCAATGGATGGACGGCACAGAAGTGGTACAGATTGGCTTGTGCTGAAGCTCCAAACACCCGTGAACCTTGGGTTGATTTGGCAATGTTTTGTTACCGCAGAAACTTGTGGACAGAGTGCTATTCATCAGCCAAACAAGCTTTGCAGATTGTCGACAAGCAAGCTGTATATACGATGGACCCATCTGTTTGGACTGAAAAGCCTTTTGACCTAGCTTCCCTTGGGGCTTGGAACTTGGGGCTCAAAGCAGAAGCAGTTGATTTATGCAAAAAAGCTTTAGAATTCAACCCAACTGATAGTCGGTTAATCAGGAATTTAGAGCAAATGACAACCACGGTGACATAACATGGCTGATTACACCCGTCTACGGACTCCATTTACCAACATGTCATTTACTCCTGACGTTCCGAGTAATGCTCTTGGTGTGAATGAATACAACAACGGGCTTAACATTGAATCTGATGTCCGTGGAATCAAGAAAATCTTTGGTGAAGAAGAGATTCTGAGCGTAATTCCAAACGAACCCATCTTTATGGAAGGTGGGTATCGCAATGAAACTCAGTGGGTTTACATTGTTGCTACAAGGGACTCATCTAGTCAAGGCAGGTGGTACATGCTTACCTCTGCTGGCATTAGCAACATTACCCCTGGTGTTGGTGCAAACCCAAGCGTTTTTCTTACTGGCTACACTGCTGACTTAAACATCACAGTGTCTGTTGTTGGTGGCATTTTCTTTATCAACGATACATTGAGCAACCCAATGTATTTCTTGCCAACAGCTAACGAAATTGCCGTTTCTACAAATGCAAGCTGGAATTATGAGACAGGTGTAACCCAGACAACTGCTGAGTTTGTCAGAAACTTTTGCTCTCCAAACGTAGGCAACATTCTGATTGCTGGCAACATTTCCAAAGTCATTGGCGGTACTGTTAACAACTACCCAACAACAGTCCGTTGGTCACAAGCTTTTGGTTTGACGGGATTCCCTGACACCTGGGAGCCAACATTGTCCAACGTAGCCAACGAGCAAGAAGTTCCTGTTCGTGGTCCATTGGTTGACGGGTTTGTTTTTGGTGGAAGCTTCTATGCTTGTTCTTACTGGGACACTGTAGTTTTCTCGCCAATCAACTATCAAAACTCTACAGCACCAGTATTCGGTGTTCGTTTGTTCAACCAAGGTCGTGGGTTGATCAACAACAACTGCTGGTCAAACGCAGATTCAAGTGTTTACGGTGTAGATGCTCGTGACATCTGGGTGTTTGATGGTGCAAACTTTCAACCTTTGGGCAACCAGAAGGTTAAAAACTACTTTTACAGCAACCTGAGTACGTTGTATTCTGACCGTATCTTTATGGTCAACAACACTCAAAAGAACCAGATTGAGATTTACTATCCCGATCTGACTTCTACTGGTTACTGCAACAAGATGCTTTCATACCGTTATGACTTGCAGATCTGGAATGCTCCTAAAGACATTGCCAATGCTTGCATGGGTGCTGAAGGGCCTCAGTTCATCTCTGGCTCATTTAAGAAGGCATCTCGTGTAGTCACTTATGCTCGTGGGGGTGTAGCAAGCCAAAGATTGGTTCAGACCAACATTGGTAACTCTTTTATCAATGCTGCTCCTATTCCCGCATTGTTTGAACGCAACAACATTGTTTTGCAATCAGACAAAGGTCCAATTCCTTATAGCTCCAAGATATACACACACAGACTTCTTCCTGAGATTTCTGGTACTGGTGCTATCAACATTGCTGTAGGTGGCGCAAACTCTACTGCACAAGCACCAACATACGGTCAAACAGGCGTTACCAACATTGACACAAACAGTCCTTGGGTAACAACCCAGCAAAATGCTGTGCGAACAGTGTCTGTCAAGGTGGAGTCAAATGACGCTACAAATACTTGGAACATGACAGCGTTAAACTGGCAAGCAACTATTGTTGAGGACGCCTTCTAATGCCATTTGCTCTTGATTCCAATCCTGCTATTTCAGAGATTTCTGAAGCAATTAACTATTTGCTTGGAAACTTTGGGGCGAACATTTCTGCTGATGCTGAATCAGGAGAAATTAAAGGCCCAACAGGAACTGTCATCGCTTACTTGTACAGATACTTGTCTGTCAAATATGCTGATAGTGCAGATGGTGCTGTCAACTTTAGTAACACTCCTACAAACCGTCAATACTACGGCTTGAGGAATTCAGATCAATCTACAGAATCAGTAAATCCAGCCGATTACATTTGGAGAAAAGTCGCTGGTGGTTTCAGTACGACTAAGTTTTTGTTTTACCAAACTACTGGTGGCCGTCAAGTCGATATTATTATTGACACAACAGAGCCAACAGAAAATTATGTTAAAGATGATGGCACTGCTATTGATCTTGATTTGTTGACAGCAGGTAAAGGTAGGCAGATTGCTTATCCAGTTATTTACAAATGGACAGAGTTAGATGTTGCTCCTGCTAGGCCAACAACAACGACAATTTTTACTTGGGCCACTGGACTTTATGGAGCGCCAGTTGATTGGTCAACAACTCCCCCAGTTGCAACAAGTACAGATAATTACCTGTGGGCCATTACAGTCCCTTTGTCTGCATCAACAAATGCACTGACATCCGTTTGTGATTGGACTAATCCAGCCTACGCAATCTACAAAGTTACAGCTAATGGCGAAAATGGATTAAGTTTCATAACGGCTTATTTGGTCCAGAATCAATCGTTAGCCGAACCAACATTTACAACTCCAACAGTTGCAGCGACTATTCCTGCTGGCTGGAGTTCAACGCCTCCTGCTGTTGCTGTTGGACAAGTTATTTGGTACATCCAAGGCAGATACAACAGTTCAACCGTCACTATTAATGGTGTTGGCCCTAATACAACTGCATGGACCGGACCTATTGCCGCAAGCGTATTCCAAGATATTCGATCCGACAACTGGAACGGTTCTAACCCCCCGGTATTTGCATCTCCTGGCACTTGGGGCACTGATGGTTATTACATCTCCAGAACAACTGGTACAGCCATTCTGAACAACCTTGGCGCTCGTGGAACACTACAAGCAGGAACTAACCCTGCAATTAGCGGAACCACGATGACGGGGTTTGGAGGGATTATTAATAATGTTGGAACTTTTGCTTTTGGTAATCCAACCACTAACATTTCTTTCAATGGTTCACAAATGACGTTGAATGGTAATGTGGTTGCTACTACAAACGTAAATCCAAATGGCATTACCAATAGCGCTTCATCTTCTGGCTTTATTGGCTCTGCTGTTTTAAAAAATGATATTTCAACATCGTCATATTTAGGGCTTTGGAACGCATCTACAAATACGCCTTTTTTGCAATCAGGAGTTGGAACAGCAAATACATTTTATATTGTTTCAACAGCAGGAAGTACGGTATTAGATGGTGTTAGTCCTTGGGCTTTGGCTGAATATGTATATTTCAATGGTTCTGTTTGGTCAAGAGGATACCAAGCAGTTTTAAATTTGCCAATATTTTTCCCTCAAGACACTCAAAACGTAATAGTGGAAGCCAGTGTCAATTTGCTCAATACTAGTGGGCTTGGAAACACCAACAGCTATATCTACGTTGCAGAAACAACTCAAGGAATTAACGCATTTTCTAATGGCATTGAAGTTTTTAGTTCAATTGTTTTGCCATTTACTTACAGCTTTACTGGAGTGCTTCAGGGTAATAGAAATTTTAGGCTTTACATAAACCAACAAACAAGAGGCGCAAATTACACTATTGGCAACACAAACTTTTCTGTTACGGGTATAAAAAGATGAATGCCTATTACGTTCAATATGATCAACAAACTGGTCAAATATATAGCAGTGGCTCTACTTCAATTGAATCTATTGAAGGAGTTCCCGGTTATTTGATTGTTGACGGTGTTATTGATAACACCATGTTTAAGGTGCAAGACAATCAGATTGTTGCCTTGCCATTAAAGCCAGGGGTCTACTACTACTATGATTACACTACAGATCAATGGGTGTATGACGAGCAGGTAAATGCTAACATCGTCACAAATCAGCGGAACGATCTTTTGTACGCCTGTGATTGGACGCAAATTCCAAACAATCCGCTGACATCAGAGCAGCAAGAAGCTTGGGCAATTTATCGTCAAGAACTAAGGGATGTTCCAAGTCAGCCTGGATTCCCTGCAAATGTCATCTGGCCTACACCACCACAAGGATAAATCATGGGATCACCAATTTCACAAGTAGCACAATCTACACAGACTCAGCCAACGGGAAAAGGGTTTGCAACTCCCGTTTCTCAGTCTTCTCGTGCAGATGGCTTGGACCAAGCGGCAATTGATGCTGATCCACAAGGATTTCAGCGATACCAGCAAATGCAAGCGGGACAGCCGCAAGGCAAGGGTGGTAGGGTGACTACTCCTGGAACAAGTGGGCAACCCCAAATGGGTCAACCAAGTGTAGGTGCTGGAATGCCCCAACCTAATATGTACACAAATACTGTTGGACAGTGGGATAATGCGTCTATTCAACCCCAGCAGTCACGTAATCGTGGCGGGAAAGGCAAAGGCTAATCATGGGCGGCGGCAAAGGTAGTTCCTCATCAGCACCAGTTATAACGGAAGAGCAAAAAGAGCTTTTACGGGCACAAACTGGTTTTCTTACTGGTACAGCATTCCCTGCGTATCAAAAAACACTTGGCATGGCGGGTGATGTTTACGGACAAGTAAGCCCTGCCGCAACCACTGCTGCTCAAACAGCAATGAATGTATCGGGTCGTGCTGGTGCTTTGCAAGAGCAATCTGGCTCTCAAGCCTATCTGCAAGGCTTGAACAGCTTGTCAAACTTGTTTAGCCCTGAGTACAAGCAACAGCAAATCCAAGCATCCTTGCAACCTGCTCGTGAAGAGATTCGTGAGCAAATGGGTTCGCAAGCTGCTATGTTTGGTGGTGCTGGTGGCATGGGTTCATCCCG